TCATATAACATCAGACCAAATTACAGGAACTCCTTTACCGATGCAGGTGGCAAAGAATTCATCAAACGCCCTGCAAGGGTCCCCATCAATATCATCAAGGTAGCACTTTATGTGTTTGCACAAATGTGCTTCGTCAACCAATGATTTTTTGAAAAAATCTGCTTTCAACATATTTGCAACATAGGCAACGTCATATCCTTTGTCGTGTTCGATGGTAATTCCGTTTGCTTTGAGCATATCGTCCACCTCATCTTTACTCCAAGGGTCAAGTTTCTTTTCCTTGCCTGTTGCCTCGTCTTTCACTTTCATTTTTGAAACAGCCCATTCGTAAAGTTTTTTACTGAAATGGAATCCGTATGATTCCAGGTATTCTTGCATTCCTGATGGGAATTTGCTATATGTATCTAATCTTTGTTCCATAGCCTTAATTTAAAAAGAGGGGCGTTTCACCCCTCCTGTTATTAATAGAATTCACCGTTAGAGCGTCTGCGTCTGCGTTCGCCCATTTCATCCATACGCGGATATTCAGGAAAGTATCCGGGGTATCTGCGTTCATCCATGCCGGATGAGTTTCCACCACCTGAATAACTTCTTCCACCATCACGGAAACCCATCTCTCCGCGCATCTCTCTCATGGCTTTTTCGTAACCTTTGCGGCAGCCTTCCTTGTAGGCTTCCTCCACTTCGTCACCTCTCATACCGAAGCCGCGTCCGTAATCGTCACGCCCTTCTTCTAATATTTCCCACATTCCCATAATCATTTCTTGTTTTTAGATGCTTCAACCACTCCGAGCTGTTCCATTAACTTCTGATTCTGTGCAATGAGGTCAGCCATATTTTTGCTCATTTCCTGCATGTTCTTATCCATATTGGACATTTGCCCTTTCAATGCGGATATTTCCTGCTCCTGCTGTTGCTTGGCTGCAAATTCAGGGTTCAGCATGGCAAGCATTTGGTCACATACCCTAAGAAAGTTCTGATGATATTCCACACTTTTTAGGACATCCTCACTTTTCTGCTTCATGGTAAGGACCTCAGTATTCATTTCGTCTCTTGACCCTGTAATCAGCATCCCTGTCTTAATATCATCGGCAATATTGGCATTAGCCGGTATCTCTTGCAAATTGACATTCTGTCCGTTTATATTCACGACAAAATCAATAACCTGTACCGGCTGTGGATAAGGCATGTTGGGAACAGTCTTATATATGGTTTTTATGGGGCTTACATTAACGACCTGCCCACATTCCAAACTTGGATTTGCACCTCTATGAAGAAGATATAATGTACTGTTTACTCGTAAGTTCTGAAACATGATTGTTTGATTTTAAAGGAGTGTGGCTATTCCCATTTTGGAAATCACCACAAAACTCCATGTTAATTATTACTTGCTCCTTAAAGAAGCTGTTTCTGCTGTAGGAGCCGGAGCCGCTGTCGGTCTGTATCCACCATTAACAAGATACAATTCGTTGGTGTACTTGTTATAGTGAATTTCATAGATGCCTGTTCCGGCTAAGTTTTCAACAGTCACAGGCTCATTGTTATAAGCCATCAACGGTCTTGTGTCCCCATTAGTCCCTATCAGTATCGGAAGAGTTGCAGTCGTGCCGGCAGGTATAGCCTGACGGAGGCTGATATAGAACCCTCCAACATAATCCCTGTTACGGAATGCGTGGTTAGGAAGTTCCAAAGTAACATTCTCCGTGCCGACGGTCACAGCCACCGTAGGAAGAGTGTTGAAATTTGTTCTTCCGATTGATGGGAATAGGGATGGGAATCCTGTAAAAAAGTTAGGCCACATATCTACCTCCTTTCTTACCGGATTAACCCCAGTAGTTGTTGCAACCACATCCACTACGTCCGTATACAGCGTCACCCATATATGCACCGTAGGCGGCTGCACGGAAACAATCTGTATTAATAGCGGTTAAATTGGGGTATTGAACACTCACAGTATTGGGGAGCTTGCATTTGATTCCATCAACATCGCTTTGTAATGCCTGCAATCCGGCTGCCAAAGGAGCAATCTGTTGTCCTACTGCACTCAGGATAGTGGCGTTCTGATTACGCTGGGATATTTCGGCTGTTAAAGTAGCCTTTTCCGCAGTAAGAGATGCAATCTTGTCCTGCAATGCCTGATTTTGAATTGCATCAAGTTTGGCAAGGATAGCATTCGTATTTGCAGTAGCCCCGTCACGCAATGACAATGCATTGTTGTTCATTGTATTGGTAAGGGCATTCATTGATTCGCAATTCTGCAAACGTCCTTCATAACCTTGTCTTTCAATAGCTGTTTGCGTTTTGCAGCAACAATCGGCAAGTTGAGTAAGGATAGACTGGTTGCCTGACTGCATAGCATTAATAATCTGGTTGGTTGACAATCCCACCTGATTACCTACTTGTGTAATGCTATTCTGAACATTGCACAATGCTGTCTGAACCTGTTGGGTAGAGCAGTTGAATGAAGAAGCCAATTGAGAGATAGCATTACCGTTACCCTGAATAGCTTGCATCAACAATTCGCGTCCTGCGTTTCCTGCCAATTCTGCTGGAAGTCCGTTAGCTCCGTTTCCTCCACGTCCACCGAACAAACCGCCACCGTTGCCGTTCCATCCAAAGATACTTGCTATCACAACAAGCCAGATAATGCTCCACCATCCGTCCTGTCCTCCAAAGCCGTTGCCGTTATTCATCAAGGCAAGCAGGTTAGGGTCTATCCCCTTGTTCCCAAACATTCCGGGAAGCATGGCGGTAATGTCAAGCTTGCTACCACCTGAACCTCCATTGCCTCCGTCTGAATTAAAAACATAAGTTCTTTCCATAAGTATTTGTATTTTGTATCCCGGTCAAAATTGACCGTATGCAAAAGTACATATGTTGTAACTTATGTAAAATCAGTTGTTTCCCAATGATTTCTTTATATTATCCCAATATATTCTCAACATTTTCCCACTTTCCATCCTCTCATAGAAATTTGATATCATGTAGTTGACAGCACGTTTGGTTTTGTGGATATGAACGGCTATTTGTGAAGGGTACATGCCGCTTTCAGACAGGAGAGACACAAGAAGATACCGGGCATCCACTGTTTCCATGTTTTTATCAGAGGATAATATTTGGTCTACAGGCACTTCGGTTTCTTTTGAAACAATATTAATTATCTTGGCAAAGATTTCTGATTTGCACATAGTTTTTTCTAATTTTTATGCTTATCTTTGCCTCGCCACATAAAACATGAGATTTTGATGAACAAAGCATAAGATATTTATGTTGAAGATATTAGCCCCCAACATCAGGTATCTTATGCTTTATCATGTTTTTATGTGGCAATATTAATATGATGTATGTTGGGGGCTTTTTTTTAATTCTTAGCCCCCGAAAGAACTGCTTTTGTTATTTTTGAGTAATCGCTACGCTTCTACTCGTAGCGTTGTGAGGATAATCCTCGGTATAGTGTTCTATTTCATTTTGAACCTCCTTTCTTCTTTATCATCCAAACAATAATAAACAGCAATACAAAGATAATACCTAAAGAAAAATCACCAAAATTAATCTTGACTTCCTGCCACCATGTTAGTTCTTTTTCTACCGGGTAAGGAACTTGAACTTCGCGTACACGGTCAACATATAAGGTATCTGTTCTTCCTCTATCCCTGTACTGCGTGCGCCATCGCTCAACGAATACTGTGTCACCCTTCTCACGGATGTAGATAGAATCCTTAATGTGGATTGAATCTCTCTCATGGATGGTGAGATACAAACTGTCTACACGTACAGTTTCAACAGGCACATACTTTACACTCCGGCATGATGAACATATTGCTAGCGTCAGCAATATGACACAATAAATTATGGTTTTCATAAGCTTGCAACATTAACATACAACCCTACCAAGCTGCTTAAGTCATGGGTCAATGCCTGACCGCTGTCCCTTGTGCAGATATACAATACGTCATTCTGAGTATAGTACTTGTCTTTGTATATCTCCATAGGAGGTGTGTAGGGTATAGGGTCATCCTTGGTGCCTGATGCGGTCTCTACAACCACTTCGTAGAGTGCTGCCGTAGCCATGCCGGGATATTGGCTTTCCAAAACCATAGGGATATCTTGCCGGACCTTATACAGGTGTTCCTTGTAATTAACCTTATCCCCCTTGGATAAGGATTCGTCTATGAATTCCGCCCAATCGGGATACAGCGATTTAACCTTCAAAGATTCGCTGTCTGTCAGGCTCAATGTCTGTATCTGTTTTTTGGCGGATTCCACCATGTTTTGTGCGGATGCAGCCAATATGTAATCAGCACTATAAGGTTGCGGTTCGTGATTCCATTCTTCCGATTCCATGATTTGTACGAATTCGGGGTCATCCATTCTGTAGGTGGGGAAGGAGTCCCTTGGGAAGAGGTTAACGAATTCCTCATGCAGCACTACTTTCGTACCGTCTGCGTTGCTTCGCATTGTCGGCAGAGCCAACAATCCATGTTGGGTCAGCCATTCTATCGTAACGATTGTATATCTCATTGTCCAATTATATTAGTTAATACGTAATCAATTAATTCTTGCTCTGTGAATCCGTCTGCCTCTGTTGGTATGGAGTCAAAGGCTATGGAGTTGTAGAAGGCGATTCTAGAATAATAATCACCACCTAGATTATATCTAAAAAAAACGCATGTCCTATCCTCACTAAGAGGGACTGCATTGTTTACAATTGTAAAAGTATGTTTTATATCAAATAACTCTTCAGGATAAATAGACTTGTTCAATACACCATTTATATAAGTTACATTATTTGGATTTTCGTGATTATACGCAATGTCATTCGGGTAAGCAATTACCCTGAAATCGTCACCATATTTTTTGATTTGCGAATAATAGTCTTTTCGACTATTATAGTCCCCTATCGGATTAACCGTCATAAACAGCATCTTCACTCCACTACTCAGATTCTCTACCAATCCGTAGTCATCTACACCATCTGTCACTACTGCACCGGGATATTCGAGTATCTGAGTAATGGTGATGTTACAGTTGTCTATAACTTCAAGGGTTGTAAATCCTACCCAACCATTCTCACTACCAAGCGACAACGATTCTGAATCGAATTCAAAATCTCCATCTTTTAATATAATATGTTTATTCCCTTGCTTATTATATTGAAAAACGAATTTACCTTCAATTTCTTTCGTTATACCTGTAATATGACATCTTATATTCACAGCCTTTATACTTAAATCAATATATAAAACGCCTTTTTGAACACCTAACAAGCTTTTGATTACAACTTCTGAACTTGAAACTTTTTCCACATTACCATATGACGAAGGTGAATTCCATTTCAAAAAGTTATCATTGTACCCTCCAACACCACTCATTTCGGCAAACAAGAAGTTATTTAGCTTCATTCTCCTTCCTTTACCCGACAAGTCCTGCAAGTAAGCAGATTCCTTCAATGTTTCGTTGGTCGCACCTTGCTTCTTTACATCGTAATGGAAGACGATATGTTCTTTGATCCATTGAGGGATAGGGGAAGGCTTGGAACCACCGCCACCCGAACGGATTTCGCCAATGTGATTCAGTGCGATTGTATTCAACCGCACCGAATTTAAAGATATTGTGTTAACCTTCATAATCACTCCAAAATTAATGCCTTGACAGGCTTAATATTGCTCTGAATCTTGATATGCTGCTCACCAATAACACCTTCGATGTTCTTCTGCCAAACCGACCCGACACCGTAATCGACTGCAAACGGCACCCAACTCTCACCGTCCAAACTCTGATACAATACCACCTTGGACGGATGTGCATCGAATACCAATTGCAAACCAAATGTAGACGCAGCAGGCTGAAACTTATACTCCTGATTGGAGCCGGATGCTGCAAAATTGCCGGTTATATCCTTTAATGCCATAATTGTAGATTTAATTGTTAAACAATTTCAATTGTAATACTTTCGCCTCTTCTCTGTGCATCCTCTATCAGCACATTGAGCTTATCGGAGGTGTATCGGGATTCGGTCAATCGCCCGACTTCCGTATTCCTTCCGACAAGTATGCAGCCGGCAGAGTCATCGGCAGTATTCCCCGGATGTATCAAGATGCCTTCAAAGGCAGGGACGTTAAGCAATCGTGGCAGGTTCCTGCCAAACTTGGGAGACCAGTTATATACTACCTTATATTCTCCGTAAGGGATGGCGGTTTTGCCATATACCTTCTTTTCATTGCTCAAATCGCGGACGGTGTCTTCCAGTGTGTTGCAGAAAAACTTTCCGTCTACAAACAGTCTGCCCACCGTGTAAGCGGGTTTCTTCCATAATCTTTCTACTCTTAATTTCATTTCTTTTCCTCCTTAATTACTTCTTTAATATCTTCTTTGTCAACCTTTAATGTCTTGCCGAAAATCAGCCTGAACGCTTCGACAATATTCAGCTCGATTCCCTTCGGCTTAAGTATGTTGCTGATAATCGAGCACATTTCCAAAAAACATACCATCAGGCAGGAATACATATCAATGTCGTAACGGCTACCCGATGCCTTGTTTATCATCACCACCATGAAAACAAAGCTGAAATATGTAACCATCTTGCCCATGGTTCGCCTTACCGCCCGACTGAACCGGACCTGTTCGCCCATTATGATACTCTTTCTCAGCCCGCAGGCTAAATCACATATAATCACGGCAGCAGACACTATCAGCCACGGAATCATGTGTTCTATACTCTCCTGAACGAATGCGGTAGCTATTCCTGCCAATCCTCCGGCTACGCTCTTATCGATGCCATCTCTAACTATTGCACTAATCATTTGTCGGATTAATTTTTAATGTTATATTTGCAAACCTTGTTAACCGAAACGCGAAAGCTAATCTTGATTCCCTGCCCGCCTGAGAAGGTATGCAGGGAATTTCCCTATCTTAGCCTAATCAAGATTAAACACAAGCTTGCTCGGATAGCCAACGGTATAGTCATAATTAATCAGCTCTTCAAGCGTACTTAATCCGGATACCTCGGATAGATGCTGCTGTGTGACATTATAGCATGATAACGCATACAACTCCAATTGAGAAAGCATCTGTAGTGCCACATCTATTGGGATGGTGTAATTAATCCCCTCAAACCAAAGAACGGTATCAGTCTTTTTGGCACTCTTCTCAATGTTGATGCTGTTCATCAGACCTACACGCATTTCCTTGGAGAGCCACATCTTCTTGCCGGCAAGGGTAAATTCGTTCACATGGTCAGACACATCATATTCTTTGATGCGCTTCTCCAATTCCCGGACCAATGATTTTCTTACCGACTCTTCATCATTCGTATCACAGTACACCCATAATGTATCATATATATATGCTGTCCTTTCTACAGTACCTTCCATCGCAGGATAAGTAACTACTTCCTCGTTGACGCATACCAATGCTTTCTTGCCTGAATAGGTTATTAAAGGCATACGCACATCAAATTCATTTCTTTCTGTTTCCATAATCATTCTGTTATAATTCGATAAAAGGGATAGAAAAAGATCCAACGAATAAGTTATAGTCTGCGTCAGCAAGAGCGTTACAATACAAAGTACGAGCCGAAGCAACACTGTGATAAGCAATAGCACAACCCACACCAGAGCCACGGATACACCGCTCATTCGCATTAATATCTTTATTCTCATTTATAAATAAGAAAGCATTTTCGTAATTACGGGCCCCTCCACCAGCAGTCTCCGCACAAAAAAGAGAAAAATTATAATCCGATTTTTTCACCCATGATTCATTGGCAACAGGAAGATTTAACCCCGGATATTCCTTCTTTAAATCCAAACCTCTTTCCATGTCACTTTCTTCATTGCCAAGGACACGGTATGAGTAGGTTGTACGTGCGGGGACTCTGCTCACATCTGATGCACAGCGGAATTGCACAGGCAGATTATTGCCTTCCGAATCTTTTCGGGAAATGTAATATGCACCGTCCATCTGTCGGTATCCCCCTTCAATCGGTAGATTCCATCCTCTGTATATGGGGACAGAGCGTTTCAGGATTCCAATGCCGCCATCCAGCACTGTATTGTCACTCCATTTGACACCGTCAATAAATTCCATCTTGGTGTAAGAGTTTACAACGGCTGTCATTACTCCGTCTGCCATTCCCTCACATCCGGGGACATTTCTTACAACGTAGTAATGCTTGCAGGCTTCCATGCCTGCGCCCGTAGACAGGTTGACAGAACCATCGGTTATACATTGCACATTTCCGTCTGCGCCAAAAGTGAACACATTCCCAATACTCCCTATCTTCGGCACAAGTCCTGCCTTGGATATGCCGTCCAATAGTCTTTGAGCTTCCATTATTTCTAAAAGTCCGACCCATGAGGAACCCGAAATACCATTAATCAGATTAGTCTTATTTGTCGAAGATGCCAGAATAACCATATTAATACCAAGCAGATTGCTGTATTTTACTGTATCCCCGATTATCACCTTCCATCCGCTATTAGCGGTAAGTGCACTGTCTGCAAATGTAGTCGCATTAACGCTGTCTAATATTATACAACCTGCACCAAACAGGTTTAACCTAGTATGTGCCCATGTGCCTATCTCAAAACTCATCAGGCAAGTAATGATTTCGTAGAACTCATAATACATGCCCATATATGGACGATTGGTCGCTTCGTCTGCATTCTTTGCCTGTGCATTCTTGATTGATTGTACCGCGGACACACTTAGTGTCGGGTATCCGCCACCACTTGTCTTATAGTTTTTTTTGAATATGTTCAAAGGTGCGGTGTATGTCCCGATTGCGTTCTTATTATAGACATAATGGGCGCAATTTCTTGCATCACCTTCCAGCTTGGCGGTAACACATCCACCGGGGGCGATGGCAAACGGTCTGATTCGCTTTGCCTGCTTCCCTCCGATACCGAAAGGCAGAAGAGACAATGCCACAATGTTATATTCCCCTTCCGTACCTCCCTGTGGCGTATATTGCATGGTGGTGCGTAAGTAATACAAATCGCAATCGGTGAAGTTCATCACGTCTCCATCGGTCCCGTCTATGGCAATATTCCTGCCATCGACAGATTGAGTAAGTCTTCCCGGTGCACATTGTTTTAATAACTTGCCATTCTTAAACACTCCAAGATGCAGATGTGACGCTAACGAGCGAAGTCTCGATGTGTTCCCAAATGTAACCTGTGCATCCGGGTCTGCACTTCCGTTTACTCGTGCGAATCCACATGCACCCAAGGCTTCCAACTCATTTGCCAGTGCTTCGATAGCGGTTGCATTGGCTTCCTCGGCTGCTTGTGCACGTTCTGTTTCGTCAAGAATTCGCTTATTCAATTCGGTTAACTCTTCCGTAAGGTTTTTACGCGTAGCTGGATGTACCACCGCATCAGTGGTTGTAGCAGGATAAATAGTCTGCCCGCTTTTGGTCAGTTTATGAATTTTAGCCATATAATTCTTATTTTAATTCGTAAATATATTTTTATCGGTTCCCGATAAAAGGAAACCACTCAATACATCTTCGTATTCTTTATCAGAAATAGGAAAGGAAGAAAGCATCTCATTCTGCACATCCTTTACCACAGAGTCCTTTAATTCGGTACGCTGCTCCTCTGTCATGGATTCCCATGTCATTGGGTCTCCCTTATCGCCTTTCTGATAGTTAGGATAAACGTCAATTGTACCTGTACTGTCATCAGACTTGCCATTGACAAGAACGATGCCTGTAAACTCCATGGATACAAGGTTACAGATACTATCAGCAAAATCAGCATCAGTAAGGTAATACTCGCGTCTGACCGTCAGGTTGCCCGGACGCATGCCATGATTATCAAACACAACCAGCAGGCTGCCATCATCCAGCCTGCGACAGTTCTTGTATTCGTGCCCATCGAAAGAGGCTACAACGGGTTTTGACAATGCTGTCTGATAAGTAAACCGGAAAGGAGTTTTCAGGTCGCCATTCAGGTTTTTCTCTATGATTTTAAAATCGGACTGATAATTGATTCTCATAACTATAATATTGATGTTACATCGTCAATAGCTTCGGCAGACAGATACTTCTTATCAGCGTTTACGGTTTTCTGATAAGCTGTTAAATCAGGTGCCACGTATCTTTTCAACGCATCGGTAGATAATCTTCCGTTTGTATTCCCTTCCTGGAAGGGTATGTTCTCCTTGCCGTTCGGCATTGTCCGTGCGTCAAGCTCGTTAATCGTTTTTCCTGCCATAATTATTTGTTTTACATTATAAACATTCTGCCAATATGGATATATAAGTGCTTACAAATGCAGCTATCTCAATCCAAAACATCGGCTTATCAAATGAACTATATATCATATATCCGGCCACGATGAAACAAAAAAGCGGGATATACCAAAATCCTACAATGCAAGTCCATAGCATGGCAGATAATCCACATACGACAGTAGCGGTATAATGTATCTTGCCATCTAATTCCAATTTAAAGCAAGGAGCTGCCCCTACAAACATCAAACCTCCACATGATAGGAAAGTGAGAAATTGAATCTGTTCGGGTGAGCAGTCCAACCACGCCGGGAGCAATAACATCGCCGGAACAATCATGGCAAACTGAAACAGCCATTTAGGATGATTACGCTTCTCCAACTGATAGTAAGTGTCGGAGACAGAGTAAGGTATTCCACATACTTTTACTGCATACATTATGTATGCGGTAAGCAAAACCAAAGAAATAATAGTCAGTGTCATAATATTATAAATTTAACTTAGTAATTGATAGCTACATATTTTCTCTCATTCATACTATATGTCATATCAGCACCTATTTTTACCATCTTTATTTTTTTATTGACAGTATCAATTGCTATAATATTGAATGAATCCTCTGTTTTCGTTCCGTTGATACGTGGAGTATCCGACTCAAAGGCTGCCGCCAAATCAGTCGTTCCCGATGCTATAGCTATTACGGGTATACCATTCAGGTGCCCGAATGTATCACAATGCTGGTGGCCAACGAATGCGCCAACCAATGTCCCATTGTATGTGGCGAAATCTATGTCAACTGTCACACTTCCTAATACGGATTGCCAATTATCAACAGTATATGTATAAGTTTTATTTATTGCAGTCTTGTTCTTATAGGCAGTAAGGATATCCAAAACGACATCGCCTGACTGCCCATTGGGAAATGTGTAATCAAAAGTTTTACCATACCAATATTCGGTTGTAAATGGATTTTCTTCAAATCTGACCAAGGTGTTAAAATAATGTGTCACGATAACTACATGCCATTCATTTTCAACTTTTAACGCACTGATTAAAAAGTTTACTTGTTCCTGAGAACAGCAAGTCTTATAGTAATCTGCTCCATTATTGCTGGACTTAACGGAATCGGATGGAATCTCGCAAGCGTTAAGTACAATTACCCGAACCTTATATTCCGAAAAATCCCGATAAAAATAAGTTTTACCGGACTGAATTACAATTCCGTTTTTTTTAACATAAGGCTTGTAAAACCGGTCATATAACTGAGAAATCGTTGGTAAAGAGTTGGCATTTGACTGATCGTGGTTGCCCAAAGCAACAAGAAACGGCTTCTTAAAATCCTCCTGTAAACGGTTGAACCAATTATAATCACTTAATACACTCTTATTGACAATGTCCCCTCCATGGATGGCGCAATCAATACAGCCAAACCTTTGGCTGTATCGCAAAAAACGGCTAACAGCCGAATCATGCCCATGGGTATCTGCTATGAATGCAAATTCGAAAAAATTTACCTGAGAAGTGTCGTTATCGAATCTATCCCCATTATAATTATAATATATGGATGCAGCGATTACGGCAGATTCCTTATCCTTGTTATTCAGAACCACATCATTACTGCCGGTTAATGTACTTTCTTCAAATGATAGCTCAATAATGGATGGTCCTAACTCCCAAGGTGGCATTTCTTCATTGCCATCATTGCGGCGTAAGGATATACGGATATAATGCACATTTGGCTCTCTCCGGTAAACACCTTCCGATGTATCGTCAAGCACAGTCCCGACTACCGTACCGGAAGAAGTGTACCCCATCAGGTATGCCTTGAAACGAGAATCCGTTTTCAGTCTCACAATACTATAATTGCTGATATCTATCATATCCTTAGTTACCAATCGAATACTACTCGGAGTGCTGACAGAACCGTCCGATTGAAGCGTACCTCTGACCCACTTGTCGTTAGGGAGATATACCGAATCATTCATATTCACAGACTTATAAGGTGCTGCCGGAGAATATCTCTGTCCGTCTTGATATATCGTCATTCCGGTTAATGGTATATCTGATTCGGAAAAGTCTTCTTCCGTGCCGGACGCCCCTTCATACGACATAGAGAAACCAACTTTAGCGAAATCATTGGGAGATATAGCACCATCATCGGTTCGCCTGAATGCTATCCTAAAAAAATTTACGCTCCACCAATCAGTAATATTTTTGTCGGACCAACCATAATCATTGACAAATTGTCCGTTTTCACCATATCCTATCAAAGAATAATTATACCCGGGATTTATACGTAAGGTATAATTTTTCTTAGGCTCTATCCGAATCATATTCTTCGTTATAATTCTAGTATCGGAAGAGGTTATATTGCCTGACATATTAGTAGAGCCATTAATGATTTCACCCAAATCCATTTCTACCAGCACATATTGCGAGGATGTCTTTTTCAAGGATACGGCAAAATCTGTAATTTTAGCAGGGATGGTTACAGTATTTGCACCACTCATCCAATCTGTTATGTCTTCATATTTTCTCGAAGAATCAATTCCGCCGATAAAGTACTGATATCCGTCATTGCATCTGAACTGATAGGTCCGATTCCCTTCTATAGAAATGAATTGAGATGATAACCTGTTTTTTGCCGATGGGTTAATAGAAGTTCCGGTGCCAATACTACCTATCGATAAAGATATGGGAACATTAAACCAACCTGAGTCACCCGCCAATTTTTCCCCAATCTGATTAATTTTTTCCGAACTGCTCTCCAGTCCGGCAAGGTCTGTTTTTTTTGCATATCCGGCTAAATCAACATTACCTCCACCGCCTGTCTTCCCGGTATCCATCCACGAACCGGCTGTTTCACAACGGTATATCTTCCCAGGAATAGAATCACCAACAACCGCCCAATCTCCGGGGAATGGATTTGGGTACTTGGACTTCAATTCCTCAACAGTTGGGAATAGCCCTTTATTTTTTGTCGCCGACAGACTCACACTATCTATGGCGGTAGAGATTTTGCTGAAATTCTCATTCAAACGAGCAGCTATATCCCGAAATTTTCCCGAATTCAGTATCGTATTTAAATTCATATATTATTTTTTTACTCTTAACACTCCACTTATGATTGAATTACCAATAGGGATTGATGTCATATATACACCTCCCGTTTCCACGCTGTCCTCAGAAGTAGGCCAATTACTTGAAAAAATGTCAGATATATAATGTCTGGATGATATATCGGAATAAACCGCTTTCATTCCAACCCTCATTACCTCACCATTCCCACCTATAACCGTTACGTTCTCAGGTGCAATAAGGATGTCTGTTTTTTCAACCTTATTCTCAATTCTAATTCGTTCCGGATATACTGTGGTTTTCAGTAATTCTTCATTATTGCTGCTGTATTTTTTGAGGATAATATCTCCATATTCATAACCTTCTTCCGACCTGTCAAACCTCATCGTCACTGTCTCATTTCCTTCTGCCGTGAACATTTTCAAAGTCTTACTTACCGGATCTATCACGATCCTCTTACCATCAATAGCCGTTTCTACATGCCCCCTGAATAATCCTCCGACAGCGTATATGTACCCTTTTAAAAATATATCACCGCCATGAGTTGCTATAAACTTGGCAAGATTACCCCACTCAGAATCAGAGGGACTGTAATCAGGATTGGATTTTAATCGGGCTATTGTACGCGTAGCTTGCTGTAATGTTCCACCCGCCCAAAATGCCACATCGTCATCGTCATTATAGATACCTGAAATACCTGCGGTTACTTTTTGAAGCTTTCCGTTCTTGTAGTTCCCAAGCTGTATCATGTTAGCCAAAATCAAACCACCAAGAATGTCTACAGAACCATCTTTGATTGCATCCTGTATGTATTGCAGGTATTTGAATCTGTCTGCCGATTTATCGGTATCCAATCGTGATGGACACCAATCGGTTGGAATGGTACCTCTTTCCAGCTTAATATCGCATACTGATGCTTTGCCGGAAATAAAAAAAACACCTAATGACCGACAGGTGAATTTATACACATATTTTTTATATGTATCGTTAAGAGACTCTGTAGAATTATAATTCCCATATCCGACAGTAAGAGATGTACCCTTGGCTCTTAAACTTATCACATACTGCTCCTCCAACATAAGGTTAACCTCTTGCGACAAGTAACCGATATCTGCTCTGTAACCGGATACGGCTTCACTGTCTTCTACGATATTCGCATCCCCTTCCCAGTACTTTATTTTTGGCGAATAAACTTCTGTGTCTGCCTGCATTTGTGTTGATTCTGATATATCAATGCTATCATAATCACCCGTAAACCCTGAATTTAATAAGAGATTTTCATTACCTATCTGCACGGCATTATATATCTCATCGGGAAGGTCGGTCAGATTGGCGGAACCGGTGGAACCTTCTTGAATGTGAAGCTTTCCTTTCAATTCCACGCCTTCACCTTGGGTGAACTTAACAAAGCCGTTACCATCACGGTCCCCAATATACGCATCACCGTATACATGGAAAAACGCCTTGTTGTTAGTTTTGTCTACACCATACTCAACATACTCCTTGTTCAAGTAGGAGTAGGAGTCTATACCGTGATACAGAGTAACACTCGGGCTGAACACATCGGTAGAAGAGAAAACAATGGCATTCTGTGCGTCAATATTGCTTTCATCCGTTACGTCCTTGTTGTCAATGCCTTTCCATTTGATTCGTGCACCAAAGTGAGCTACAGTATCACCCTTTGCCGGAATATCACTGCCTGTGTCGCAATCCGCCATGCTGAGGTCAATATAGTGCAATTTGTATATGCCGACATTGATAGGCTCTTTGCTTGCCCCTACACATAAACGCCAATAATAATGGTTCGCTACCTGTTGGTATTCTCCCGGTTTTTGTATGTTGAAGTTTTTGCTCTGTATCTGGAAGCCTGCACGGAAGCGGTTCTCCACTTCCACACCGTCCTGCTCGGCAAGGAAGAAACATCTGTACACGCCTTCGGGGACGCCATTGTCTACCGTTTCTTTATCCATCAATTGGAGTTCACTGCCATCTGCAAGCAATATAGGATTCCCGTCTGCCATTGAAAGTATGGGCGTTTGTTCAATGGTGCCCTTGGTCCAAACATCAATAAGCGTAACAGCACCACCCGGAGTTAGAAGTATCTTTCCACCTACAGAATTTACATCTTGTATCTCCAATGATTCGAAATAGGCTTTCATGCGGACTTTCAGTTTATCAACCTCCGCATAGGTTTGACCTGTTTCCTTATCAACCATTATGATACCACCTGTACTACCACTGACAAATTTTCCTATTTCAAAAGCTTTGTCAGAGGATAACTTGTGCGGGGTACGGTCATCTTTATCTTTTCGCAAGAACATGCTTAATGAGCGCAAAGCAGAGAATGCATTATTGTCGGTAGCCGGTGTGGAATCATTTCTTTTAATCAGATAAACCCCACTGCCCCAACCGCCTGTATAAGTCTGGCCTTTCAGGGTAAGAGATTCTATCTTGCCTTCGAGGTCCCCTATACGCGAGTAGGCTGCCGTCTCCCCTACTGTATAAATCGGAGAATCATAAGGATAGTCAAGATTAAACTCGTATCCGATAACCCTTGACTGCCTTCCGTTCTCAAAATAAGCCTTATTGATTAAGTTAACCTTCTGACCGATGCCGTAGAGATTGTGCACTCCGTCCTCACTGTATGCGACATCCGACATCATCATACAGTTGTAAGTGTTGGGGTCTATCTTTGACTTGGCAACGTACTTCTCGGCTTTGTCCTTCAATTCCTGCTCGGCAGACGATACAAGCCCTAATTCGGCTATCTTCGTACTGTCCCAACCGGATAGAATATAAGTATCCCCATTCTCAGGAATAAGCACTCCGTCCGGAAGCGGTCTGCCGTAGTTCTCATTTCTGACTATTTCCCAAAGTTGTTCATTCTTATTGTCAGGGTCGAATGTCACAGCGAATTCCATACCATTCAACTTGCCGGATTGGAAAATGATTTTCAATTCCCCTTCGGGAAGGATATAGTCCTTTGAGAAGGTAATGCCGGTATCCTTGAAGCGGTAGGCATTCCATTTTTCCTCGGTGGTTGTGCCGTCCTCATTCTCCACCTTGTCTGTCACCTCAATAGTTGTGACATCCGACATGGTGCCGACCCTTCGGGGATAGACATCATCGAAGATAACCACTTGTTCAATGGCTTCCTCGGTAGTCATATCAGGATAAGCGTCTATGTACGGAGTTCCGTCGGGCAACATTAAGCGTTTTTGCACAACGCCGTTCAGCACTACAGTCTCATCAACGGGGCGGTAGTCAGATGGGATATTCTTTGTTGAGCCGAATGCATAGATTCGGGTGGCGTAGGTCGATTGGGAATCGGAACGTGACATCTCTACAACGTTCACCCCGATTTCAAAGTTAACCGCATCGCCAGACTCACAACGTCCGAAATGGATGATGTTTTCAGTCACCCAACATTCGCAATCCCATTTCTTCGCCATCTCAAAACAGGCGTCAAGGATGTTGATGTTCTCATAAGACATCAGTTGTGATTTGTTTTCGACTGTGGGGTCAATGGAGACAACAAAATCTTGTCCTTTGTATGCGTACCCAAGAGCTTTCAAATTTCTAAGGACTATACCGGCTTGTACGTCAAGCGGGGCGGTCAGGTTCCAGGACGCTTCCTGCCCGGCAGTCTCTGGGGTATATTTGAAGATTTTGTTTTTCCATTTCCAGTAATAGGCATCAAGCCTTAATTCGTAATCGTAGCCGGCGGTATCTGCGTTGAATGCGGGCTTCTGCAAGTCGCACACCTCGAACAATCCGAAGTCGCATTCCACGTATGAGCCAAGTTTGAAATATATAGGATTTTCCAAGGAGAACTTTAATATGATGTGATCCTCCTTCATCAGAGTAAACTTACGCTTGCAGCCTTCATTGACCGAAGTTGTAAGCAAGATAGCACCGGATATACCTTTGATGTCGATTTGTTCCATGCCTTCAAAGTTCGCACATAAAAAAAAGAAGCCTTAAAAAATAAGGCTTCAAACTATGACAATGGGCAAAATGTCACAAATTAAGTTCTGCTTGCCGGGTTATTTCCTTTTATTCCGCACGTCCCTATAAACTAAATAGGGTGTGTTATCCACACCCTATCATCTACTTTCGCCCTTCCGGGCTCGGGTTTGGCTCATTAAACTTTGCTGAAATTTTTCCGAAAGTTCTACCTAAGCTCTGTGCATAAGTGATATTTTTACCGAGATAAATCAGATGATACATCTCACTACCGTTAGCTGGAACTTGAATATCAACCTTGCCTTTATAAAGTTCAACAAAGAAAGCTTTTTTCTTTGCTTGATAGTCGGATTGGGATTTTCCTTCAATTGTAAATGAAAGTGTTATTTCCCTCTCATCTATTTTAGGGTCATTGACTATCACACGTTTCCCATGTTCTAACCGGGATTTATTTTCTATAAATTCTTTCATGGGTGATGATGCACCAAGTACATCAAGAAAACCTTTTCCCATTTTTACGCCCCATATAGCATAGGCATCTTTATTGTTTATCAATAGCTCAGCCATAATTTATAATTTTGAAGTATTACGTTTGACTTCGGCAATATCCGCTTTGATTTCTTTTAAGTATTTAGCTGAATTGCCTGTATTTTCTGAAATCTGTACCAATTCAAGATAGGATTGCGCTATCAAATCCCGCGTATCATCAGCAATATTTCTTGTTTCCGTATTTATGGAAAGTAGAGAATCTGCTTTTACTGTTAGTAGATTAAGTGATTGAGATTGAATGATAGATTGATTCTTTATCTCTTCTCCTGCAATCTGCAATGCTGTAAACCTACCGCTTAGTTCTCCTGCATCTTCATGTGTCATTTCAGTGCCAAACCCTCGTTGAGAACCGCCTTGTTGGGGTGTGCTATCTCCGGTCCAACCCATAGCATCTTTTAAAGCATTCCGTTCCGCAAGAGCTTCTGCGACAATGGCGTCCCATTCCGCTTGCGACTTTTCCATTTCTTCCTTGGTTATACCTGCCTTATCATCGTTAGCCTTAGCAAAACTATCATACCAAGCTTGCAACTTGTCTTTGTACTTATTCCCTACCATTGTAGTGAGAATAGCACGTTGCATATATTGCTCAAAATTCTTAGAGAAGTCCTCTGCGGAGCTGTCCATATCCATAAGCATGTCTACAAAGCTGTCAAACACGCTATCAAAAGACACTTGCGTAAGTTGTTCTTTGATTTGGTTCTGAATATCCTTTATACGCTCTTCGCCATCAATAATCCCTTGCAGATATTCACGTACATCATCATCCAACTTTGACCAAAAAATATCAGCTTCTTTCAGTTTCTCAACTTGTTCTGCTGACAGGTCGAAAAGTCCTGTCATTCTTCCACTTGTCGCTTTATCAAAATCAGCTCCAAGGGCTTCACGTGCTTGTTCCCATCCTTCCTTGCTCATACCCTTGCGGATTCGTACGCCAATAGAGTGAGAACCTGCGGATGCACCTGCGTTCAGTCTTTCTTTACCAAGAATACGGTAACTTTCAATACTTTTTTCCGCCAGATCCAATGCCTCTTTCCCAACCTTATTAGCTTCAGCCCCGTAAGATGTGTTGATGTATTCCAACTTTTTGTCTATCAGTTCATCCCAAATATCGTTCAATAGGCTATATTGCTCTACCATCTCGTTATAATGGGAATAGTTTGCACCGAACAGACCGTCAAGGGCAGACACAACAGATGATATTCCACTGACAGCACTCATGGCACCACCCACAATGTCACCGGACATAATTTGACCGACACCGGCGGCTGTAGTGCCCAATCCCCCTAAAGCATCGGTAGTTCCTGTTATAGCGGAATCGCTGGCACCGAATATATTGGCGATGTTAGTGCCGAACTCACCCAGCGCAGGAGCAAAAGACGTTACGGCATTCCCTATATCGGTGATGCCTTGACCGACTTTCTTGGAATCGTTGCCACCCTTTTTTATGGCTTCTATCCCTTTCTCCAGGTCAGAGACGAAAGCCTGCCACGGTGATTTGCCTTTCAGCTCATCCTTTAGCCCCCTGATTGCATCCGTTACATCCTTTATGGAGATTTCACCCTTTTCTATCTTTTCAATATCCTTATCAGTGAATCCGAGTGCTTTCAATTCGTCAAGTGTAACATTCGTTCCGTCACTTTCCTTTGTACCAGACATGTACTTGACAAGTGTTTCATACTTGTCAATAATAGTCTGAATGGCGGATACCGATTTATTGCCAGCGTCTTCAAAGAGGTCTGCCATTGCCTTTGCGGAGTGACCAAACTGTTCATCCAGTTGTTCTACAGCCTGATTCTTTTCGGCTACCTTGATAGCGTATTCAGGACTATCTGTGTGCAGCTTGGCTATCTCATCATCATACTTCTGCACAAGGTTTTTTCGTTTCTCTTGATAGTTGCCAAACTCGATGAAGTATTCCTGCCAAGCCTTTTTGTCGGATTCAAGCTTTTCTTTATTCAAATCGGAAATTGATTTGTCACGCTTACTTTCTGCCTGCGAATATGAAAGGGAAATCTGTATAAATTGTTCCTGAGTAAGTTTTCCGCCATTGGCTTTTGTCCATTCCTGTTCCTGCTTCCGAATAGCGTCCAGCTCTTTCTGATAGTCCAAATCAATCTGCGCCACCTTCTTTTCTGTCCCATCTTCCATCAGATTGATTTCATCCTGCTGATTCTTCCTGCGAAGTGAAAGGAGTTCCTCAGAAAGCCGTTCTTGTTGCTTGCGTTGTTCGTCGGCTTCTCTCTTCAATTTTTCCCTTGCTATTGCTTTCAGTCTAGCTTGTTCAGCATCCAGTCTAGCTTGTTCATTATCCGTTACTCCTAACCCTTTTAGTCGTTCTTCTCTTTCTTTACTAAACTTTTCAGACAATTTCATCAATATATCAAATGTTGATTTTGCCTTATCAGAAGCCATAAGTTCTTTACCTGCTCTTCCTTCTGTATATTTCCCGGGATTAAATACATTACCACCCTGAATAGCCCAATCCAAATTTCCCAAGACATCAACACTTGCATTCCAATAGTCCCAAATATTGGCTCCTCCTTGCAATATTTCATCGGCAGCTATACCGTGTTGAAAAGCTTCTTCTGCTTTTTTTATCGCTAATTGATAAGCCGCTGCTGCTTTTGCTCTTAAGTCAAGAGTCTTGATAAACTGGTCCGTTCCAGAAGAAAGAATTTTTTCGGCATCATTAACATCATTAATTGAAACACCAAGTTCGGAAAAAGCATCTCTATTTTCATATATGAAAGTTTTTTGTTTTGATAAATCACCATCTAATTCTTTCCATTTGGATTGCAATTTATTCAATGTCGCTATACTATTACCATACCCATTATTATTTTCTGCAATGTATTTATTTAATTCAGAGGTCGCAGCTGAGAGAGGTGCTATGCCATCCTTAGCTTTAAATAAAGAAGTAATCCATTCCCCAACCTTATCTCCATGAGTGGTGAGCAAAGTAATGCCTACAATTAATGCAGATTGCCAACTAAACAATGATGACGCAACTTGCTTCCAAATAGGGATACCTTTCTTCCCTGATGCCTTTAACTCTTCATTGGCGGCTTTTGCACGTTTGATTTCATCAGCCAATACAGGAATATTGTTTGAGATGGCAAGAAAGAACGTATTCAACCCCATAGCAGCAGAAGGAAGTTCACGTACAATCTGTTGTACAGACATATTTAAGCCATTGAAACCGCTAGCATAGTTACCTACATTACGGCTAAAAACACCCATAGATTGTTCGATTTCACTTATTTCTTTGTGAGCTTGCTGGATAGAAGCTATTAAATTCGCTCCTTTACTACTATTACGCATTTCGGCGGACATATCAGCATAAGCATCTTTCATTCTGATAAGTTCTTGTCGTAACTCATTTAAAGAACCTGTAGCCGCATTATGTATTTTTATTTGTGTCCTCACTTCGCGTGAGGCATCGCTTCTTGCTATTTTTAACTGTTCTATAGCCAGCGTGAGCTGTTTTATCCGTGCAGATTCTGCAATAGTATATTCTGCATCTTTCCCTCTGCTCTTTCTTGTCTTCTCTATTTCTTTTAATTCCTTGGAATATAAACCTATTGCATGGTTTACTTCATATTGCGCATTGACATTTTTCAATAATGAACCAGATGTCTCATTAATAATTTGTTTTAGTTCATCATATGCCTTAGCCTGTGCCTGTACGCTTGCTGTTTCCGCATTATTCGCAGGTGTGTTTACATTACCACTACCAGATTGCGGATTCATACCTGCCGCTTTTGAAAGCTGCTCCTGCGCCTTGATAATCTTTTCCGAAGTATCATTTATACGTCTTGTAGAAAGCATGATTTTGCCTTCTGCCTCGGACACTTTATTTACCAAAGCATCGTATTGCCTCATAAGGGATTTCAATTGCGCCTCCATCCCTTTGGCTATATCAATATCAACTTTCACATTGATACTTTTCAATGCCTCCTTTACATTCTCGATTTCTTGCTTCAATCTTTGAAGTTTCCGAATATCACTATCTATGTTTGCGAATATACCTGCCATTACCTAAAATATTTTCTTTTTTACCATTCTTTTTGCATATTGAATAGCCGAATCTAACACATCAAACCCCTTTGATTGAACAAAACTTGCATAATTCATACCATCAGCCAAATAAAGACCGTCTTCTTCCTTGCTATGGTATTGTAGATAATATGTGGTGTTTTGAACAGCTTCCATATTAGAGCCTTTGCCATAAACCTCTAAAGCAATGATTTTACCATTTCGCACGACACAAAAGCCCGGAGCATTACGCAGATTCCATGTATGGTTTTGATATATCCTCGGGTATTCTTTGGTACCACTGGCATTATGAGCTATACGGATTGCATCCCTGCCTATTTCAATCAGTCTATTGAAATAAACGTCCTCAATTTGCCGCTCCAGTTCGTCTAAACCTGATATGTCTCCATGAAATTCCATTAATTGTCAAATTCTCTATTCTTAAACATATCTTCATCCAAAACTTCTTTCATCACGTCACCATAAGCTGTATGAAGCTTATCCTTTTGCATAATCACCATATTCCTATATGGTATCTTATATACCACTTCATCATAGGACAGATGCAGAGACTCAATGAACGATGCAATCTGTCCAAGTAAACAGTCATTTCCTACTGCTTCTGTTTTGCTGTCAAATTTGCTACGTTCTTGGCTAAAATTGACAGCTTGCAAAAATTTTCCACAGAAATCATTGATAGCCCAATTGCTAACGCTTCTACTACTTCGTCAAATGTACCTTTAGATAGTTCTTCACTTAGCTCTTCATTGCCTTGGATTAGCCAAGATAGAGCTTTTGACGCACATTTAACATCCTTCAATGAACGTAGCATATCCATTACCGTAGTCCCATCCTTTAAATCACTCAGATAATATCCCGCTCCTGCTATCTTATGAATCGTAGGAGGGTGAATCACATAAACATTATCATTCACAAATACCGTTTCAAAGTCTTTCTCTAAAACGGCTGCATTAACTATTTTTGCTGCATCCATAAGTTTAAATTAAAATGGTGGTAAGCAACCACCCACCACCATCCGAAAACGATCTATTACATTCTAATAAAAATATCATCCACCTGCGTCAATTTTTGTACCATCAAACAGGTAATCGCTCTTCACCCCGGCATTAGTGTTACTCATTGCCACCGCAGTGACTCCTAACCCGATATTCTTTTCTGCTTGGGTTCCCTTAGCGATAACAGCAGCATTAGTAAAGACAATATAATTACCTGTTTTTGTTTGAGCCACAATGCCTTGATTGATAATACCGGGAGTATCGGAAGCAGCCCAACCTGCATCAGTATCCACCTTTTCTCCGCCTTGCAAGGCTACTTTGTCATCAAAAGTCCATTCTCCCATTGTAAATGTAATGGTTTTGGCTCCTTTTTGTGTAACATCACGATAGTAAATTTCTCCATTTAACTCATTAATATAGTCAGTATAAGTAGGGTCATCCTCTGTATACTGCCATGTGTCTTGATGTGAGTTTTTTACTTCAGTCATGCTACCGAGTAGAGTTTTTAAGCTTGTTTTGGTTACGGCTTCACTAATAACATCACCGTACCAAATCTTTTTTATCCCGATAAATGGTTTCATATTATTTTACATTTAAAATTTCAAACGATAATTTTATGCTCACATAACTACATTTTAAAGCGTTATCTCTTTCAATGCCAAGTGATGACTTAGATATCATATACCAACTTCCGTCAAAATCGCAAACTATTTCATCCTCAATCCACAATGCAGACAATCTTTCCAATTCGTTTAATCTTACCGTGTTAACCTTTCCCAGATAGTCCGGCACACAAATACTCACGTATACAAAGGTTTTCTCCCAATAAGTGTCTGGTTCAATCGGAGTTGAAGTGATAATGACTATAGCTTCGTCTTTCAAAGGCGCATCGATTGAATTCCAGCTGTCATAAATAGCCTTAATGCCGAAATCCTGAACTTCTTTGAAAATAATCTTATATATATCCCCTGTTACTATCATACCCAAATGTCACAACGTCCTTTCAGTTCTTCCGAATAGCACTCAGCATTTTTGATTACCTTGCCTTTCCCTACAACCTCTTTCGTTTCTTTATCCAAACATCTTACTTTTGTGTCTAATGCTATTTTCTTGCCTTCATACACTATATGGTAGGAATAAACCCATAGCTTGCCATTTACCGACACTTCCTGCTGTTGGGAATTATCATGGCAAAAGCATTCTGTAAATTCATTCCACGACTCTCCGCCTGTGCCGGGTATCGGTCGCCCGTACTCGTCATTATCTGGCGGTATCACCGTTCTTACCATTAATATATGAGGCGCTTCGTCTAACATATCACAAAAAAGTCACTTTAGGTTTGTCCGAGTTCAACTCATCCTTCAATCCGTACTGTTTGCACATCAGGGAATAATAGTCTTTGATACCCTGAATGTCCCAAGATTGTGATTTGGAGTGCCCGTTTTCCGATACGGACTTGGAACTACCACGCAGTAAGAGGGTAGGGATAAACTTTACCATACCGACCGAAACATCCCTGAATTGGCTGTTATTTAAGTTTTCTACATCATCTTCTCCAACTACTCCTGATGGCTTTAGGATTGTAAGGATATTGGCATCACTCAAAGTAATGCCAAAATCCCTGAAGGACTGCTTTATGTAATCAAGTACTTTCATCCTAGCCTAGCATTGTGTCCAAATCCACAATTACAATTTTGTTCGGATTGGTATATTCAGGAATCCATTCACAACCATATTCCATGAATCTTCCTTCATCCGTTCTTACATTGGAGATATACATACCGCCATCTGAACGGCTATAGGTTTTACCAGGTACAGGGTCGGTAATCTCATACGGAGTATGCCAACGCATCTTGCCTTGTTTGGCGGTGGTAAACAACGAAATGCGGTTGTCCTTGAACACCTGTTTCATGGTTCCATCGGGAAGCTCAACCAAATCCTCGTTGATTACGATAGGGGGCAAGCCCAACCCTTGAAAGATGGTAGTAGCCATTTCGCTGGACATCAAGCCGGAAGATAGTTGCACTTCTTTCTGTGCGAAAGACTGTTTATAGAACTCACCAAAGTCCTTTGATCCGACAATAGAATTGATGAATGTCTTTCGCGACATTTCCATCGAAACGAACATACCGAACTTCGTACGAAGTTCAACAATTTGGTCCATAATATATTTCACAAAGTGCTCTTTGTCTTCAGTTCCCGGTGTAAGGCGATGGACCGGCAATTCCATGTCAAGCATTTCGATTCCTTGCGGGTTATCATCTACTTTCACAGAAGCCTTGCCATCTGAACGTAAATCACCGTCCACGATATCCATACGCTTATGCGGAGCGAGCAACACTTGGCGCATATCATCCGTAATATAGTTGATGATGTCGTTCAATGCTCTTTGTTGGTCTGTTGTGCGTGCATTGTTAAACTTGGTAACAAGTTCCTGTAACATATCCAAACGGTCATTATCCATCTGGTAGCGGTCACCCAAATAAGCGACTTCGCCATATCCTGAACCAAGAGATTTACGCTCTCTTAACGGCTTGTTAGAATTGCGGTCGATAACAGAACCGGCTGTTACACCTGTAACCGTACCGAGATAGGTTTTAAACACGCGTGATTTCGTTTCCTCGAAATCAAGATGCTTCTTCCAAAAAATAGTATCAAGGCGGAGAGCTTGCACACGGTCAATCACCGCTTTTACTATTTCGGGGTCATTCAATAATGTCTGAACTGTCAAATACATATACCCTCCTTTCCTTAATAAGTGAACATGAATCTATCACCGAGAGAAGCCTTATCCTTCTCAGAGATGGGGACAATGAGCTTGGTCGGTCTAATCTCGTAGGCACGTCCGATGGCTGTCACGGTTGCTCCTTCTTCCACTTTGGTAGTGGCATAGTTCAACGCTGTTGCAGTTGCTTTCGGTTCTGTACCATCCTGCGCTTTGGCTTCAAATAGCACCGTTCCGGCTTCAACCGTCACACTACTCCCGAAAGCTGCTGCCAAAGTAAGTGTGTCGTGGTCGGCATTGGCTTTGTCAATATTGTTGACTTTAGCCCCATTCGTACCATCTCCGATAAACATACCGACATAAGCCAATGAATTTTTCTTCACTTTCATGCTTGTGCCTGTGGTGTACTTCTCTGCCACTTCCACATTGATTACCGCCGTGGCTTGTCTTTTTTTGAAGTCAAGCACCAACGGCGTAAGGGGCGGAATGGTTTTCACGCCCGTAAGGTTTGTAAGAACCAGATTGAAACCTCCTGAATAGCGATATATCGTTTCAATACGGCACATTTCAGGAGTAGGCTTTTCAATCTGTTCCAAATTGTAATGAAGTCCTGCTGGCATAATCTTTTTACCTTTTTAAGTTACTGATTCTGTTTGTTAATCTCTTCCGTCCCCTTGTTAATCATGGCAGCAATGGCATGGTTTTCTTTTTCGGTACGCTGCTCTGCTGTTTGGGGAACTTCCACGCCTTGAAATCCCGCATTGGTCATCTCCTGTTTCACGTCCTTGAAATAAGCGTCCAAGTCCGCATCTGTTGGAATATTGCGATCTTTCAACATAAAATCGGGAATACCATATTCTTTTGCTTTAGCGGATACCTGCGCATTGCGCTGTGCCTGTACTCGCTCCTGTTCGTAACCGGCAAGTTTTTCAGAAAGAGTTTTGTTAGAATCAATCAGAGCTTGTGCCCAAGATGGAACATCATCTTTCTTTTCTTCTTCCGGCTTCGGATTTGGGTTGGGATTCTCGATTGGCTTTCCGTCTTTCAGCCCATGCTTCTTCTCATAGTTCGATATCGAGGAAGTCTGTGCTTGTCCTGCACGGAAATCACCATAATTTTGCATCACGTCCTGAAAAGAGATACCCTCAACGATTGAGTTTACCTGTGTTCCGTCCGTTACGCCCTCTGCCTTTTTGGTGGCGATTCGGGTCAAAGTGGCAGTGTCTACCCCAGTAAACTTCTGTTGCAGTCCTGCCAAGATCTGTTCTAAGATTGTCATACCGTATGAATTTGATTTATAAATTTCATACGGTAAAATTCGTTATTAATAAAGAGGATAAGAAATAATCAGAAGACGTATTTATGACATTAGAACGATTGTCATAAATACAATAAGGAGGTGTGGCTATATAGCAATTTTTATTTGAATTTTTATATTGAAATGGGAAGCCCCGTTCCTTCCGGTTCGGGGCTGAATTTATTATTTATAATCAGATATTGACCAATTGGCATTTACAAATTCCGCTTTATCAGTACAAGAGGGGAGTTTTATTCTTATAATGCTATTCTTGGTGAGGACAAATCTTCCCAACGTATGCTTTTGCCGTCATCCCATATATAGTATTTTCACGTTGGGATTGTGTTGCACAGAATAGCGATGGAAAAACTTCAAGACGCTGGCTGTATTTCTCTCCCTTGTCGGTCAAAATGCAGATACAGCCATCTTCAAACCACAATTTTTTTTTTTATACTGTCATTCATAAATCAATTTCCTTTATGTTGGATAAGGGTGGTAAGTTTTATTGAATGTGATTTACATTTAACTGTTCAATTATTTTTTGTGATTCTCTATATTGTTCAGCCTGCGGTATTTTGACAAATTCAACTGTTTCATCATAATTAGCTTTTACCACTTCCTCTATCTCTTCAAGAGTCACATTAAAAAATTCCCTGCGACCATTGATCATATTTACTTTTTTATTTTCAAAAGCATGATGTAGTGCCGTTTCCAAAGTTGGTGCGTCGTCTGAGAAAATCATTGCGTGTACATCGAATTTAAAAGGAACTGAAGCGTCACCTAATTCATCAACTCGCTCCATTGGGTCAAGACGGCGTGTCATTCCTATTTTATATATATTTTCTCCAAAAGAGCCTATATTTGATATGACATATACATATCCGGCTCTTTTATTGGCTTCTCGATAGTCAATATCTTTTATTGCTATATCCAAATCAGAAAGATGTTTTTCTATTTCTTCTTTTTTCTCTAATAAAACTTCTCTTTCCAATTCGTTGCAGGACTCAATTTGTTTGTTGAGTTTTATAAGTGCATTGGTATAGTGCCTTTGTTCTTTCTCTATATCTTTTCTTGCTTCTTCTATTTCTTTTTGTAAACGTGCTTCCTCGCGCATTTGTTCGCGAATATTTCGTTGTTCCTCTTTTTCCTGTTGTTTCTTCATTGCATATTCATAGGCAAGTTGAAGTTCTTGAACTTTGAGCTCTATATAATTAGAAGATAATGAAACTGCGTTTTTTGTATTCATTTTATTCAGAACGTCAGCGGATTTATATATTTTTTCTTTATAGGCAGTTACATTGTTGAATTTCACTTTACTGATAAGAATATCGCACTCGTCATTGAAACATCTTATGATTTGTTTGATGTTTTGATTTGTCATAGCCCGGCCTTGTGCCTCACTTCCGTTTACAGTCCAGATGTGTGCGCAGGTAGCGGCAGTCTTATTCAATATCATGTTTTTCTGTTCTGTCCTAATAGTATCCAGACGACCTTTATACTGTTCTAAATTTGCAAAATCATAAATAGGGGAATATAAGCCATAGTCTTGCAAAAGTATAGTTTCATCCAATTCTATAATTTGTGACTTTTTTTGTTTCAATTCTTCGGTGGAGGAAGCAATCTTACTTTCTAAAGAGGCTATTTCATTTATATGCAGCTGCCGGTCTTGTTCAAATTTTAGGTTTTGCTCATTAATAAATGAAAGTGTTTTTTCTTTTTCTTCTTCTATATTAGCAATGTCTTTATATTTGGAAAGCTCTTTGCATTGTGATTGAAGATTTGTAATTTCGGAAGAAAGCCTTTCTTCTTTCTCTTTTGCTAATTCAAGGTCTTTCTTTAAAAGAGCTATTTCCGTAAGTTCCTTGTGTTTCAGAAAATCAAATAGTCCCATCGTTTATCTGTTTTAGAAAGTTCTCAATATCTGTTTTGGATTTTACCGTGTACATCTTGCCTTGATATAAAATATCACCGTATAATTCATAACTTTCTATTTTGCTTTGCAATTCAAGTTGTTTTTTTGCCTTGGCCTTTATCTCCTTTTTACGGTTGCTCTCAATCAATTTCTGTTTGGCTTCTTCGATTTCTTTTTGTTCTCTAGCTAAGAAACTTTCCTCTGCTTGTTTTTTTTCAATTTCTTCCTTTTCAGCCTCTAATTTTACAAGTTTATGTGTATTATCAGCTATTATACTATTTCTTATTTCTCTGTCTGTGGTTATAAATACATTTAACGCATCCAGTTTCCAATCTATATCGGTGATATTATGAGTAGTAAATTCACCAATAGATCGGATAATTCCGGATTCATAGACATATTTCAATCTTACAATGTCAAGATGCAAAAGTAATTTTGAAATAAATCTTATTCTGTCGTATATGCTTATATCACATAAATTTTGTTTTTCAATAAAATGTTTGACATCGCATAATTCATCTATTATACAATTAAATGTAGTTCTATTATTATAAATATCTACAACGATTTCTTTAACAGAATTTAATTTCCCCTTGATAATTTCTTTAGATTTATATTCCCATAAAATAGAATTTTGTGGAACAAAAGCCTCAATAAAAAGAATTTTGTCTATAGTATCCTTATCAATATTTAAAGAATTCATCTTGTTTTGATGTGTTACTTGCGAAGTTGATTGAAAATTGAAAGGCTCTTTTTCATCTGTTGATTTTTGGTTATCAATATCATCAATAATTTTGTCAAATTCGGCCGTTTCTTTAATTGTCTTTCCTTTGAAAAAATCTAATAATCCCATGTTACTTCAGTTTTAACAGTTTATCCAAATCCTCAAACGAATTGTGACAAGTCAATTTGACTTTTGGCACATTATCCACGTAAAAGTGTAAAATCCATCTTCAGGGCATGAACGATACGCAAGAAGCTGGATAGCTGCATGTCTGTATCTCCACGTTCAATACGGGCGATATAACTCCTTGCAGTGCCTGTCTTTTCAGCGAGTTCGCTCTGCGTCATTTTCAACTCCTTGCGTCTATCACGCAAAATTACACCGTAATAATATGCACGTGCTTTTTCTTCAAATTCCCTACGGCTTTCCGTACCGGGTGAACCGTATTTTGCATTTAGCAAATCATCGGCGTTGTGCAATCTTCCCAATTTCTTTTCGTCAAATTGTATCATAATATAAATTCTCCCAATATTTTAATAGCCTTTTTTATCTCTTTATCATAATCCTTTGATGACTTTTTTAAAAATGCGTTCAGTACCAATATTTTGGTGGAAAGGATTATATTGTCAGTATTAACCGCAAACAATATCGTCCGATATTCGTTTGTACCTACGGAAACACGCATTTCGTACAGGTCTGTTCCCTTCAAGTGCTTGACAAATTTGGCCGCAATTACCTTTTCATTTCTAATCATACTTATGACATAATCGAATTTATGTCTTACCTTGTCCTGTTGCAAATGGTAAAACTCCCAAAACTCGTCAGAAAAATACAGTTCCCTTATGTTCATGTTTTCTTTCATGTCACAAAGGTAACTAATTAGATACACGTAGACAAATTTTTCCTCATTTCTTTTTGTGTTTCAAATAAAGGTTGTATATTTGCGGTGTCACAGTTTTAATATCATATTCGGATTGGGGATTTTTTTATGCCCGATATTGAAGTATTGCTTAAAATATAAGCAGAGGTTTCTCCGTACATATTCGCCCCAAAGCCGATATGGAACTGTGACAAGTTGGAGAAATTCTCTGCTTTCTTTATTTATTGACTTTTAATTTTCATTGTTTATGTCACAGTTGAATGAAAATTACTCAAACAGCACAAATGCTGCTGTGTTACGTACGGCAAGTCCTTCCGACATGGGACAAATCTTCTCTTATAATGGGAATAGTGTAAGAATGCGCAAAATGAATGGGTATATTCTTGTATGCCTTACTGACTTTGCAAAACCGTTTCCCGACAAGAACCTTTCTCACATTGTAAACTCAAAGGAGTTAACCGATTATGTAGCCCGAATGAGCGAAATACAAAATTGTAGTTCGGCTGATTTACTGAAAGTTACAAAGGGAGGAGATGTGTCACAGCAAGGCACGTGGGCGCATCACCGTGTTGCAATCCGTGTCGCTCAAAAGTTATCCACTGATTTTGCCATTTGGGTTGATGATAAGATAGAAGAGTTATTAACTACTGGAAGCGCATCACTTCAACCCCAACTTCCAAATTTTAATAATCCTGCCGAAGCCGCTCGTGCGTGGGCAGACCAATACGAGAAAAATCAAACTCTTGCATTAGAAGTCCAACAGCAGCAGGAAACTATCGAACTCCAACAGAAAGAGCTTACGCAATCCGCTCCCAAAGTCAGCTACTACGACAACCACTTGCAGAGTGTGAACACACAGACGAGTACACAAGCTGCCAAGCAGATAGGAATGGATGCTGAGAAACTGCACAAGAAGCTGAAAGAAATCGGAATCATTTACCGACAAAGCGGGCAGTGGATATTACATGCGCCTTATTCGACATGGGGGATGCACTCAACCCGTACACAGACGTACACACGTTCAGACGGTTCGACAGGAACAAGTGTATATACAGTATGGACTACCAAAGGTGTGCGTTTCATTATTGCTCTATATGAAAATGATTGGAACGTGAAGAAAGCCATCAAGCAGATAAAAGGTGAGCTGAATCCAGCTGCCTAATACTATTACATAATTATCAGCGGTCAGTTTGAATGCCTGACAGCCACAACTATACCCAAAATTATGATAGAACTAATAATAATATTCGTCAGCCTGTACTTAGGATACAGACTGTTCGGGAAAGACGGAGAGAGATTTTTCTATTGATTTTAAAATTAAGTACAAACATTAAAATATAACGAATATGACACAGATTAATTTAGAAGAAGTAAAGAAACAAGCTGTACATGATGGCATATTAGAGGCTATCTGCTTGCTTAGAGAAACGAGAAATAAGGTTAACTCTTTAATTCTCGATGAAGAAGTTACCTGCGTGATTGATGCAGAAGACCAGCTAATCAGAATGAGTAATTCGCTTTGTAATTTCACCACTGAATTGAGTGGTATTGTAGGCGTTATCTTTTCAGATAGAGCTGATGAAGCAATAGGCGAAGCTCTAAAATTAAATATGTAACACGATTATACAAAGGCAGCCCGCACGACTTTAAAAGACTGCCTTTATTAATACGGCCACATAATTTAAGTATAAGACACTTGTTGGGGACTCTTTGCCAACATATCATCTTAGACGCCCCGGTAGCAATACGGCTACCGGGCATGGGAATAGGCAATGACAATTTGAAAGCAAATCACAACGGCTATTCCGCATTTATCTGTTCTATTTCTTCTTGCATTTTATCTATGTTCCCTACAAATGCCATGGCACTTTGCTGAGACCAAATCCCCCCATCTTTAGCCTTGATAGCCACATCAATCTTCTCGCTCAAATCCTCCAACCGGTAAGGTTGCATTTGGACATCAACGTCAATAGTATTGGAGGCAGGCTCAAGGCTGGAATTAACAGAACCAAGTGCAGAAATGAGGAAATTAACACGTCTCTGCATAAAGTCTCCCATCGTTTCATTCAAGTTCTCCACATTTAAATGGGTCGACATAAATACGTAATCGAAAGCTACTCCCGACACGGCATTGCCTGTACCTTTAAGGCTGTCAAACGAAATGCGTGGAGTGTTAGTCAATCCATATATCTGAGAAAAAAGAGTTTCCACTTCAAACTTAATTGTATCAGGAACTTGCTGCCATGTTAAATACTGTGCGTCAGCTTTATCTCCAAGTAGTTCCACAACACGATTTTTAAACTCACCTGAAAAACGCTGTACATCACCAAATAGCATCAAAATAGGGAAGAAATGGTAGTCAATGCAGTCCGCATAATTTGACATCAGTTTTTCCAACCGCACCCGAAGTGTATTAATCTTCTCACAATAAGCTTCTGGACGATAACAATACAGTATAGGCAGTTTCTTGAAGTTATGTCTGAATGCAGACACCGGCTTCCATTCATCGGAAAGTTCCCATTGATAAACAAAATCGGATGTAATGGTCATAAAGCAAGTAATTTCCACATCATCCAAATCCTTTTTTTTATACTCACGAGAAAAAGCAACTAAATCACCGCTATCGTCAAAAAAAGGGTAAAGTTTATCTCCGCGAAAGGGTGACCAAATGGCACTTCTCAAACGATATTCAGGTTTGGAATTCCCAAATATATCAGAGACTTTACGTTTTAATTTCGACCAAAAATCATCATCTTTGACCACATACCAATATTCGGCACATTCCTGTTCTGCCAGCCATGAACGGACAATCTTTTTATTTTGGTACTTAATCTTATTTCGTTTTAAAATTTGTTTTAATGCCAAGAATATCCCCTCTTCTGTCTTGCCGGGATTACAATCAAGCAAAGGTTCTGTCCCAACAGTAAATGCTGTTTGTATGTTTACGATATCCTGCTCGATAGGTAAAGCGATGCGGTTAGGCTCCACGTCCTTCGTTCTCTTCGGGATGGTGATTATCTTACCTGACTTTTCATCATAGGTCTCTTTCTCCTTTTCGACCGTGATTTTAATCTTCGGGTACTTCTCCGTGTCTGTGATTATCTCGTGCCGGTTGGGGTCCCAATCGCTATAGAGCTTCGCTGCATCAGGGAGCTTTGTCTTGCGGCCTTTTTTTAAATAGGCTATCTTTTGGCCTATGTCTTCTATTTTTAAAACTTCGTCTATTGTTCTCATATATCAATATTTAGTGCGCGAATATTCCCGAATTGTCGCGCGGTCTCAAAATTCGCCCTAAGATATGTCCCAAAATATAATACCTAATCGGGTCGATGCAATGATTCCAAGCGTCTATCGGCTCATTAATATAATGTCCATCTTTATCCTTGTCCCAAACATAATTGCGTAGTTCTTCCATAATGTGGTAAGAACGTTTTGTAACGAACAATTCATATTCTTTTATTTTATCAATACCGGCAACCACAGAACCAGGATATTTATCGACTGGATAGATGTTCACGCCCCTGTTTTTCACTTCCTGTATTAAACGAGGGTCTGCGCTATCCCCGTACACTTTCAATCCCCATGGCTTCAATTTACGTGCAATCTCATTGGTTAACATTCCTGTTTCATAAAACAATTCATCCACATAAAGTCTATTGTCAATAATTCCACACCTGATTCCTGTTGATGGGTCGTTCGTAAATCCCCAATCGGAAGCAAGAGCCACCTTTTTGCACCATTGTGGGAACTCGTCCACGATGCCCCATTTTTTGAACACAGCTCCCTCCGCCACGTCAGCCCAGCGACCGATAACCACATGGGCATATTTCTCCGGATTATTTACCTTCATATCCTCGACCTCTTTAAGGAACTCAGGAGAAAGGTTATCCAAGTTATCAAAATACGTAGTATGGATATGAAGTACATTCGGATGAGTAGAGATTTGGACCTGCACACCGTCAATCTCTACCAGCTTGTGAGTTTTCTCAATGAATCGCCTATACACCCAATGATTGCTATCACATGGGTTCATAATTATAATGATTCGGTTCTGAATGCCCTTTTGTCGAATAGACAACATAATCTTTTCAAAATCTTCCTCGCTTGTCCACTCTTCTGCTTCATCGCATACAAAGGTTGTAAGACCTTGAATTGACTTTAGTTTAGCAGTTTGGACGCCTGATGAAGTTCTTATCCCGCGAAACATAATAACACTGCCAGAATAGGTATTGGTTATATCGACCTTAGTGACATCAAAATATTCCGGTGCAAGATCTAACTCTGCTTTTTCTTGAAATTCCGGAATAATAGACATGGAAGCCGAAACCATCGTATAACGGGAGAATAATATTTTATGGCCACTTTCAAAAGACAGCCTCTCTAAAAATGTAGAAATATTATAGCTCTTCCCGCTTCCTCTTCCCCCAGTTACAATAGTAATAAACTTATCAGTGTTCTCATATAAAGGAGCATACTTACTTTGTGATATAATACCAAACAAACTCATCTTTTGACCCCTCCATTTTTCAAGAACTCAATGACAGGGATGCTCCCTTTCAGTTTGATTGTACTATCTTGCTTCTCTGCAAGTCCTAATTTACGAGCTATAATACTAGGATTAAACGCTCCCACAATAGCTCCTTCAAGCTGCTGAGTTTCGATTATATTTTCTATGCGTGATACGACTTCGGAAAATGCTTCATATTTTTGGCTTGATTTAAACTCACTCCAATATCCATTATTCGCTCCTATATAGAACAGAAACCCAGATAATGTATACGGTCGTTGAGTTGGGCTATCCTCTTTTTCTTTGATTTTCCCTTTAGTCTTATTTTTAACAACACGCCAAGGGTTATCGTCACACCATTGAAAATATTCACAAGCAGCCTCCCACATCAAATCAGGTGTAGAAAACAACGTATCTCGGCCATGTTTACTATGTAATTTCCAAAATTGATTTCCCTTAGGTGCTGCCATATATAAAAAAAATACCTTTGAACTACTGCTATTCGTCCAAAGGTACTACTACAACCAAAGATAACAAAATATCTTCATTTTTTATATGTGACATTAGTAATTAGGTCACAATTTAATAGAAGCCAACCTGTTTTTTCAAATCCCATTAATTGATTAGTCCTTTAATTTTTAATCTATTTATTATTTCGGTGTAAAGATAATTTATATCTGTTCGATAATCTTTATAATTGTTATAGTTAAACATGACATTGACGTAAAGATTAGAAATTCCAGTAGGAGATTTAAACCCTAAAATACGAGCAAGTATATCCCGGATCCCCTTTACTATTTTACCACCAGCCAATGTACTAGGCGAATACAGAAACAGAATTATAAATATAAACTTTTGCCGGAAACAAGAACTAGCTCTCCTTTGAGATAATCCACAATTCCCAACGATTTCACAATACCACTTAAATATTATAGGTATAATATTTAAATCAGACAAAATAGGTTTAACTAATTCTTGTTCTCTTTCAGAAAGCCTTGATTTTTGTTCTCTTATAGATTTTAATTCTGATATTGCTGAAAATTCCTTCACCATAACACGATTAATTTAAAAGAAAATAGTATATTTGCATCATAATCGTGTAAGGAAGAGCTGATTCATGGTCGTGCGTGGGTTGGCTCTTTTTCATTTTTCCCCATTCGTGCTGACGAATGGTTTCTTTTCCAAATCATAGCAGGTGATATATACCCGTTTCCCATTGGTATCACATAGAGCAAGGGCATATCCTTTCTCTAGTATTTTAACCGGCTGATTGTCGCAATAGACAGTACTTCCAACCGGAACTCTTGTAAAATGATGTACTATCATTTGATTATCTATAGTTTGTTAGTGTGAAGAAAGGGGACCACCCGATTAAGAATGTCCCCGAAATTGGTTACTTTATATAGTTTTCTCATAATCATATAAGTTTTAATGCTTCCTGTAATCCTGCTTCAAGTGCTTCCTCGTAGCTATCCCATTCCTCTCCGTCATTTGTTCCTTTATAAGCAGAACTGGCTATATGAGTTCCATTGTCAGCTTTAGATATTTCGTATCCATAGCCACAAGCACAGTTATATACACATATATGAATGTTTTTGGTTTCACGTAGCCACTTCTGGACGATGGATTGCATTGGACGAGAATAGTATGCTTTAGGTAAATTACTAGTTCGGATTATGACTTCCATCGTCAAACCTTTATCGTTAATGATATATTTGCAATACTCATTAAAGCCTTTCTCTTTCAGCAGCTTCGCAGTCTCTAGTGTTACAAGTTCTTCGGTCATAGTTATTCCTCCTTCTCTATTTTTACTTTTCCGCGGTTAACAAAGCCATCACAGTTCATCAAAGCACAAAGACAGATGGAATACTCTTCCTTTTCTGACTTACTGCAAATGCGCAACAGTGAGCATTGGTTGCATGGGACATTTTCACTCGTCATCTCATGCAACACTCCATCTATTATTATTCCGTTCTTTACTTCCATAATCAGTCTCCTTCCTCTCTAATCTGTTTCACGAATACATTTTTAAAATGCAAATTTTCACCTCTCTCTATGCTATGCAAAAACAGATTGTATTCAGCTTCTGAAAAATGAGAATAATACTTCGTAAAACATGTTGGACACTCTTTTATAGAGACTATCCCAATACGAGCTTCTGCAATCCCACAGATATGCTTATGGTAATCGTTGAGAATACTTGTACCACATTCGGGACATTCAAAAACTAACGGATTATAGGCCCCGACAAGGGGAATCCTATATTTGTTATCTATGTCCATTTTCAGTCTCCTTTCTCTTTAATTCGTTCCAGTACATCCCTGTTGGCTTCGAGTATATCATGAATGAAGGAATCGGCATCCAGGCTAACACGATACTGTTTCCGTGAATCCACATTCCCTTTTTATCTAAATTGCTATTTCTACAAAACTTTTCTTCTCGAATACATGGTGCACCATAACACATCACCAAAACAAAAACTTTTTGCCCTTCTTTCGGCAACCGTTCTTCCACGCTTATCCACAGAGATTGCTTTGCCTGCCATGTTGCACCTTCCTTAAATGCCCGTAATGCAATCGCTTTTGCCAATGCCTTGATAGCTATACAGTCTCTTTCATCATAGGCAAGCTCTGCATCTTTATTATATGTACTTTCATTCCAATGGGTGCGAGCAGCTTCTTCTACTGTCTGTTTCATAATTTAATCAATTAGGGTGATGTGGTTGAATGTTCAATTCGTTCTCTATAAATTTCTGTAACTTATGGGCGCATTCCGAGCATAAGTCGGCTTCTTGGATGAATATATCTTCCCTTCCACCAACAGAGCCACCATCCCATTTATCTATCTTGAAATCCAATCTTGCGCTGCGGAAATACGATGGCTGTATCTCTCTTCCGCATGCATCACATATTATCGTTACTTTTTTCATATTTGTTCTGTTTTAAATCAAATACAAGCTAAATGTCCGTAGGCGCATTCTGACATGTTGCCATATTTATTTACATGGTCAACAAAGTCCTCCAAAGGAACGGCATCTATCTCTTCTCTTGCCTGTACAATGGGAGCACCACCACCAGTAATACTTACTTGAACAGTATCCCAAGAAACGTACTTCTGACATTCTTTGGTCAATTCACTTTCTATTACTGCTAGTCGAGCAAAGGCGGAGTTATATTCTCCAGCCAATTTTTCTATCTTATTCATATTTATCTTGTTACAAGTTATTTTTCCCCTTTTTGCATCTACGTTGAAAATCCAACATAGATTTTTTCCTACCATTAAGAGCACGTGACATTTTAATAATCATATATATTGTCACAATAAATACAATGACAGATAAAATACCTCCGGCAATCATATATGTACGTACTAATCCCGTCAACCCGGATTGATTCAAATAGTCAATAAGTTCTTTCATAATCAATCTCCTTTCTCTTTAATCCGCTCCAATACATCCTTGTTGGTTCAATAGCTCACTAATGTTATCTATGACTTCCCCATCTGTCAACGTATCATCCAGGATGATAGATTTAATCTGATTTGAAAGCCATGATGTGCCATTTTCAAAACTAAGAGCAATCATGTCTTTAATATCGGAAACGCCATTCGGAATTCCGTTTGTCCCGAATGAATCAATTACTGATTCTGCATATTGTTTTGCTGCTTCTTCTAACTTCTGTTTCATATCTGATTTTGGTTTGAATTATTTTTTTATAACTACCGCCATTGTACTAATAGATGTGCCACTCTCTTTAAACTCGCCTGCGCTGATTTCAAACACCTCTCCATGTACTTCTTTCAGCCAGTTGCGGAAATCAATACATTTCTTTTCCGAAGCGAATCTCCAGTGTTGGCTGGTTATTGCCGCAAGCGTGCCGCCTTCTTCCAAACGTTCATACATAAGCTTGACATGCTCTATATCCTGATTACCGGAAAACGGAGGATTTGCAATTATCTTAGCATAACTACCTACACTGTCCTTGGTAAAATCTTCATCAAGCAATATTACGTTGCTAAGGGTATGAAGAAATTCTCTGTTTTCCGGCATCAGCTCATAACATTCAACCATTACAGAAGGACAAGCCCGGTGGATTGCTTTTATAATCGCGCCACGCCCGGCACTCGGCTCCAGTACCGTATCATCCTCATGTATCCCTCCGGCAAGCATAACCAGCCAGTCAGCAACATCGGCCGGAGTTTCAAAGAATTGGTAATCCTGTTGTAGGTTACACCGTTTACCCTCTTTCAGTATGGAAAACACACGTTCCGGATTAAACGGGAATGTGAAACCCTGTATCTTCCCACCTTGCCATGAGCCGCCAGCTTCTTCTATCCACTTCTTTGCTTCGGCATAAGTTTTTTTATTGAATTGAACCTTAGGAAGTTTGAGGATATTGTTCTCAAGAGTACAATGTTTCAATATCTCTTCCACACTCCATTTCTTACCTTCATCAGCCTGCTCCTTTTTTTTGCTTATTGAGACATCCGGAGCTAGCAACGAAGATATCCTTTGGACAACTATGTTGCTTGCGCCCATGAAGGCATTGACGCAAGATAGCGTCTCTATAAGAAAATTTGTATCAACATGCCCGGTAGCATCATAGATGTCTATCCCTTCGGTCATAGCTGACAGCTCATTGAGCTGTGCTACACTACCATGTAACGTTTCGATTAAAATCTTTTTTTTGTTCGTCATAACTTTTCTGTAAATAAATTCTAGTTGTGTCTACACTCCCATGGCCTAAAAGGTCAGCGAGTTGAATTACATCTTTGTTTTTTTTCAGGAACATCTTAGCGAAAAAATGGCGAAAGGCGTGTGCATGCATCTTCTTTGAATCAATGCCGCAATGTTTCCCCCATGCTTTCAAGTTTTGGGAAAAGCCCCGCTGTGTAATCGGTCCGAATCTCCCTACCGCAAAAATCCCAGTCTTACCATGTTCCTTAGCATAAGCCTTCGCTTCCTGCTGCAATTGCTTTTGAAAGAAAAAACGTCTGTACTTGTTACCCTTTCCTCTTAATGTCACTTCCCCGGATATGATATCTTCCCATGTGAACTGCTGGAATTCTGACAGGCGAGCACCCGTTGTTCCCAAAACTTTAACAAAGAAATAGTAATCCTTATTGCTTTTCTCCTTAAGATAGTTCAATAACCTGTTATACTCATCTTCAGTCGGGACATTGTTTACATCAAGTTTGCGCTTAAGCTTAGGTCGCTTAAGCTCTATCGGCTTTTTCATCCATTTTGAAAATTTTTCCAAAGCGGTAATACGTAGACGGATGGTCTGTGGGGATAATGATTTCTCTTCTAAAGTCCGTATAAACCTCTTGCAGTTTTCCATGTTTATAACGTTGGCGTATGCAAAAAATTGCTTCATAGATGTATGATAAATATCCACTGTATGCGGTGAATAATCATTACTATCAGTCAACCATACGATAAAATCATTCAATAGTCTTCTATTCTTCTCCGAAATGGCATCAAGCCTTTCTAATGTCTTTATCTTCTGGCCCTTACGGTTATATCCGATTTTAAGATGGTGTAATAAATCACAAATGGCTTCACTCATCAATGGATAACGTGCCCCAATATTGGCATTCTCACGCTTATAAGCCATATAACTACGACGATTAATATCTTCAGCACTTTCAAGAAAATCAGTTACATACTTGATGTATTTACCGATGGTATCATAGGTCCTTCTTGTTGTAAACAAGTAAGAGACGTAATCAGCTAATATTTTTTGGCGATCATTATTCATGATTATTTATTTCTTTTTTCCCTTGATTTAATCTTGATTGGATTGTTTTTTGTTCCAGTACCGAACCACTTTAATCGGTAGCCATGTATCCGGAGCCAATATTTAAATTCGAGAATGGTTGTCTGTTTCATATCTATCTTGGTTATACGTTAAACCTCTATCTCAAACTGCTCACTTTTTGCCGATGGCATACAATCAAGAAGAGAAGAACCTACTGAGACATAATAGATACCATCTTTTTCAAGCGGGAGCCAATGGAAGTAGCGTCCTGTTTCTTCGTGCATTACCGGAATCCCAAATTTATTAAGGAGCCGACCATTTATACCTCGAAACTTTCTACGCCATCTATCAATGAATTCACGACCTTCTTTCTTTCGTTTATTGATTTTCCAACACGGATGCTTCTTATCATCATTATTCGGAATCAGTTTCTCAGGAACAAACTCCTTATCATCAAATCCAATAAGAGTATAAAGCCACTCAGCGGTTATTCCAAATGCCCATCCATATCCGAGGCTATCCGGTCTTGAACCACAATATTCTTGAATCATATCTTTAGCTTCGTTTTGTTCGCGCATAAGCTGTTCATTCATTTGTTTCAGTAGCTTTTCAAGCTCTGAACCTTGTTTTGCTATTATCTTCATTTCTTATCTGATTTATACTAATTCAATTATAACCTTTTTAAAATTAACATATAAAGGCATTTCTGACATGCCCCCATTGCAATCCAACTGTCTTAAAGAGGGAACAACCTCTCCGTTATCATCAATCTCATAATATGCAATATAGGCTAACTTCTTCGCTTCGGGGACCAATATCCTTTCATTGTCCAAAAGAGAAAACCTTTCATGATCCGGGACTGTTATACAAACCTTGCTTCCAATAGGGAATCCTTGGTTGGATTCAATGTATTCCTTTTCCAGCTGTTCCTTTTCGCCATTCAATTCTTTTAACTTTAAATTGATGGCATCTCTTTTGCTCAGAAATTCTTCCTTATTCATATCTATCTTGGTTTTGAATTAATTACTTCCGCTAAACCTCCTTAAGCTCTCCATTGACTAGCATATACCATGTGTCAGCCTTAACCTTTTCCCCGTCAACTTCAAACGCCTTGACCTCCTTAATCGGGTAGGTATTACCGTTCCAATCTCCACGTTCTGCGAGGACTATCCAGCAACCTATAGCTCCCTTAGCCTTACACCTGTATCCGGCAGCAAGAGCAATGCTATCCTTGCCGGTGGCTGACGCTGCACCATAGTCGCCGGTGGCTGATGCTGCACCTCGGTCGCCGGTGGCTGATGCTGCACCTCGGTAGCCGGTGGCTGACGCTGCACCATAGTTGCCGGTAGCTGATGCTGCACCTCGGTCGCCGGTGGCTGATGCTGCACCTCGGTCGCCTGTGGCTGATGCTGCACTTTGGTAGCCTGTGGCTGATGCTGCACCTTGGTAGCCTGTGGCTGATGCTGCACCTTGGTCGCCTGTGGCTGATGCTGCACCTTGGTAGCCTG